CGGCAACAACAACTTGCTTATTGATCACACGTTGACGCTTGCCAGAGAGGATTACATCGAATTGATATGGGCGCCTAGCAACGCCAACCTTTCTTTGCGAGCTGGGGCTGCAATTACTAGTCCGTACACTCGCCCATCGCGGCCTAGCGTTGTTTTGAATGTGTATCAAATTGCGGCTGCTTAGAAATGGCTGACACCATACGCGAAAAGATTCTTGCCCGAATGAAGAGCAATTTGGATGCCATTACAACGGCAACCATTTATCGCTCACGTGTTGAACCGTTGGCCCGTGGTGAAGTGCCTGCGATCATTATTGAGCCTGTCAATGATCAACCAGTAGACACCAATTTTTTTGACAAACTTGATTTCACTATGCGCGTAAGGGTGACGACACTTGTTCGTGCTGCCTTGCCAGACGACAACTCGGATGCATTTACGCAGCAAGTGCATGCCCGCTTGATGGCGGATCAAACGTGCAATGGCAATGCGCTTGACTTGACACCAGACCGTACAGAATTCAGTCTGTATGAAGCTGATGTGCCTTTGGGTGTCATCACACAAGACTACTTAGTGCGTTATCGCACTAGCAGAACTGACCTAACTAGCAACTGACATCATGGCTAAAATTCGTAAGGAAGTTCCCAATCCCGGCGCGGGCGGCAGTTACTTGTTTGACCCAAAAACTGGGAAACTTACACTGATTACAGAACCACCCGCTCCCACCGACAATGGCACTAACCCGGAAGAAATTCCTGATCGCGAAGATTGAATCAACTTACGGGACGGATCCAACTCCCGTCGGTGGTTCTGACGCTGTTCAGGTCACCAACCTTGAAGTGACCCCTATTGAGTCTGACAACGTTCAGGCCGCCGCTTATCAAGGGTTTATTGGCAACAGCACCCGTGGCACCTTGGTTGCCAACAAGCGCGTGAGCGTCACTTTTGACGTTGAACTGGCTGGCTCTGGCGCTGCCGGTACTGCACCTGCATTTGGCCCGTTGCTGAAGTCCTGCGGTCTGTCTGAGACTGTTGTGGCGGACACCAGCGTTACCTATGCCGGTGTAAGCAGCAGCTTTAGCAGTGCAACGATCTACTGCTTCTACGACGGCACCCGTCACAAGATCACTGGCGCACGCGGTTCTGTCAGCTTCAACTTCACCGCCGGTCAGTTTGCTGTTGCCAGCTTCAATTTCATTGGGATCTATAACGCTCCTGATGACACCGCTTTGTCTGGCACTTTTACCGTCGCCAACCAAGCTGCAGCATTGGAGGTGAACGACACCAACATGACCACGTCCACTTTCTTTGGTGAGACGAGTCAGCGCATTGAGTCGTTTGATCTTGCTCTGAACAACGAGCTGATCTACAAGGAGACGGCTTCCAGCAAGGAAGTGTTGATCACCAACCGCGCCCCTGGCGGCACTGCAGTGATTGAAGCTCCTGCAATCGGGTCCACTGATTATTTTGCAGACGCTGTTAGCGCAGCCACTGCATCTAGCAGCATGGTTCTTGGCGCAACCGGCGGCAACATCGTCACGCTCACCGCAGCGCAGACTGATGTTACTGGAGTATCCTACGGTGATACCAACGGCGTTATCTCGCTGTCCTTGCCTTACCTGGCACTGCCTGGCGCGGCTGGAAACAACGAGGTGTCGCTAGCTTTCACCTGATTCTGCGTGGCATTCGTTCTTAAGAAGACTGCTTCCTACAAGTGGGAAGTCAAGGTTGAAGTCCCTGTCGACGGCAACCAGTTTGATTCTCAAACGTTTGAAGCAGTCTTCAAAAAGATCAGCCGCTCTGCCTTCAACAATCTCGTTGACAAGGGTGATGACGCTCTTGTTGACGAGATTTTGCTTGGCTGGGAAGGCATCAACGACGAAAACGGTAAGCCTGTTCCTTTTACTGAAAAGAACAAAAAACAGCTTTGCGATGACCCCTATGTGTTGCGTGGCTTGATTGAGGCATACGCAAACAGCGTCACTGGAGCTGCTGCAAAAAACTAAAAGACGCCGCTAGGTACTGGGCCAAGGGCGGCGTAGTTGACGAGAGAGAGGCTGACCTAAAAGCATTAGGTGCAAGCCCAGAGCAGATTGCTGCAGCCCGGCTGGAGGCTGTTGAGCAGGATTGTGAGGTGTGGGAGGAAAACTGGGAAATAGTTTTGATGTTTATCCGTATGTCGACTCAGTGGCACACAAGCATGGCTGGGCTGACGGGATTGAACTACCCGAGTCTTGAATGGCTCTGTAAGCTGTATTCAGTCAAGGATCCTGTCGCTGTATTTGAAGGCGTGCAGGTGATGGAGACAACGGCGCTGTCAATCCTCAACGCGGAACGCAAATGAGCATCACCTCCGAGATTCGGCTCCGCATTAAAAAAGAAGGTGATGTTGCGCTTACTCAGTTAAGTGCAAAGCTGAATGATGTTGCATCGCGTTCTGTTGTATCAAATAAAAAATTCAAGGATCTTGCCAATACCCTGCGTCAAAACGATAGAGATATAAGAAGCAAAAGTATTAACGCTCTGAATGATTACAGCCGTGCATGGCGTGAGCTAGCAAACAGCGTTGATGTAACAAGCAAGGAATTTAGGCAGGCAACTCAAGAAGCTCAACGTTTTGAGCGTCAGGCTGCAAAGGCCCAGGGCCGCCGTCGGACTGGAGGGGCCGGTGGTGCATTAGCCGCCATTGGTTCTGCAGGTTTGCTTGGCCCAGAAGCGCTTATAGGTGCAGGTGTTGGTGCTGCGTTTGGCAGTCCATTGGCAGGTGCGGCTATTGGCAGCACAGTCGTCTCGCCTTTAAGGCAATTCGCTAGCCAAGCAGCCGAACAAGTGGCTGACATTAAACGTTTTCAGATTGCATTAGCTGGAGTCAGCGACGATCTTGACGATTACAAAAAAAGCACTGATGCAGTTGCAGCGGCACAAAAAACATTTCTTCTTCCGCTTGATCAGGCGACTAAGCAATACACAAGGTTGAAAGCCAGTGTGCGTGGTGCCGGTCTTACCACTGAAGACACGACAAAAGTTTTTAACGGTATCTCGGCTGCAATTATTGCAACTGGTGGTAGCGCTGAAGACCTTAACTCGGCCCTAGTCGCAACTAGCCAGGTTTTCTCGAAAGGCAAAGTAAGCGCCGAAGAACTTCGTCAACAGATCGGTGAGCGACTGCCGGGTGCATTCACAATTTTTGCCCAATCAATTGGTAAGACACCGGCACAACTTGATAAGGCACTAGAAGACGGCAAAGTAAGCCTGCAAGATTTTCTGACTTTTGCTGAAGAGTTATCAGATCGATATGCAGTCAGTGTTGAGCAGCTTGCAACAGCGCCTGAGAATGCTGGCAAACGTTTACAAGTTGCTCTGACTGCAGCAACTGTTAGTTACGGCGGCTTTTTTCAAAAGGTTGGCGCGTTTCTTCAGGACAATACAACTGACACGCTTAACTGGTTAAAGCGCAATGATCGCTTAGTCAAGGAATACGTCACAAGCTGGGTAAATGTCGGTAGAAATATTGCCATTGTTTTTTCAAAAATAGGCGGAGCGTTTGCTCGAATGATCAAGCGTTTATACGACTTGATGCAATACAACCCCGGCGTTGCATTGGCCAATCAATTGAGAAAGGCAATTTTTGGTGCCTTTGGTGCAGGCGAAGACAAGTTCACGCCTGAAGATTTGTTTGGTCAAGGTTTTGATTTTAAATTTGGAACCGGACTTGGCGACAAACCTTTGCCAACTGGCGGCGAAGATGACGAGGAAGGCAAGAAGAAAAAAATGCGCACTGCAAGCGAAGAGATGCTTGCTTTGGCAGAGCGTAGAAATCAAGCGGCGCAAGATCGCAATGATTTAGCAGTTGCACTTATTGATTACGAAACTACGGTGCAACAAAACACCGAACGTTTTAACGCAAAAGAAATTGATTTTAATACGGCGAAAATTGACACACTTAAAGCCGAAGAAACTTTGCGGGGCAAAATTTTGCGTTTGCGCAAAGAAGAAAAGCGTGAAATGGCACAACTTTCTAAAAAACAAAAAGAAACAAATAAGGAATTAACGGAAGCTCAAAAACTTGGCCAATCTATTGTCACTACTTTCGCAAGCGGCATGGGCGATGCATTAATCAGCCTGATTGACCGCGCCAAATCGTTTCGCGAGGTTCTTGGAGACATTCTTGGGCAAGTTGGCAAGCTGCTAATTAATTTCGGCATGCAGGCACTGGGCAAAGGTTTGTTCCCCAACCTTTTCTCAATGGGCGGCATCATGAGCCAGCGTGGCCCTGTCCCGCTTCGCAAGTATGCACGTGGTGGTATTGCCAACAGCCCACAACTAGCAATGTTTGGTGAAGGCAGCACCCCGGAAGCTTATGTGCCGCTTCCTGATGGGCGCAGCATCCCTGTCAAGGTCAAAGATGGCGGCAGCATGGGCAACATCACTGTCAACGTTGATGCCAGCGGAACCCAGGTGCAAGGCGATCAACCTAATGCCAATAAACTGGGTGAAGCATTAGGCGCTGCTGTGCGTGCCGAGTTGATTAAGCAAAAGCGTCCAGGAGGTTTGCTTAGCTAATGGCCACCTTTGAATTCACGCCTGATTTCGGCGCACAGAAAAAGTCTCAACCTGCTGTTCGTACCGCCAAATTTGGCGATGGCTATGAACAACGTGTGACGTTTGGCATTAACCAAAACCCTAAGATCTGGGAGCTTCGCTGGTCTGCTGCTACTAATAGCACCGCTGACGATATTGAAGCATTCCTAGATGCAAGGGCGGGCGTTGAGTCGTTCGACTGGTCGCCTATTGACGATTCTGAAACCTACAAATTTGTCTGTCGGTCTTGGTCACGGGATCATCAATACGCCGACATCAATACGATCACGGCAACCTTTGAGCAAGTATTTGAACCGTAATGGCATTTACCGCCTGGGCCGCTAGTACAGCCTTCAGCGTTGGTGATGTCCGACGCGCCACAACCGTTCAGTCAAGCGGCCTTGTTTTTCGCTGTACGACTGCTGGTACAAGTGCGGCCAACGAGCCGGATCCGTGGCCTGTTGTCCGTGGGACAGAAGTCGAGGATGGCACTTGCGTTTGGGAGGCTGTTAGCGCCGTTGGCGAAGAGCTGAACAAGCTGGCACCTAGCGCTGTGATCGAGCTGTTCGAGCTTGACGGCACCGCAAGCAGCATTGGCGTTGATCAGGTCTACAGATTTCACGCTGGCGTCAACGAACAGATCAGCGGCAACATTGTCTGGAACGGTCAGACCTATCAGCGCTATCCCATCGAGGCGACAGGTTTTACATACCAAGGTGGCGGACAACTGCCTCGCCCCACCATCAGCATCAGCAATGTCTTGAGCCTTGCTACCACGTTGGTGCTGGAATACAACGATCTGGTTGGCGCAACTGTCACTCGGATTCGCACGCTTAAGAAATACATTGACGCTGTCAATTTCACGAGCGAAACAAACGCAACGGCGGACCCGTTCGCTGAGTTTCCGCGTGAGATATACATTGTTGATCGCAAGGTTTCCGAAAACCGCGCTGTTGTCAGTTTTGAACTGGCCGCCACGTTTGACGTTGCTGGCGTAAAGCTGCCTCGCCGTCAAATTATCCAAAACATCTGCCCCTGGACATATAAGGGCGAAGGCTGCGGTTACACCGGCACTGATTACTACGACATAAACGACAATGAAGTTGATGACGTTGCTAACGACG